AATCTGAAAAAAGTGATATAATATTAGATATATTTCTTGGTTCTGGAACAACATTAATAGCGTGTGAGAAATCTGATAGAATTTGTTATGGGTTAGAAATAGACCCAAAATATTGTGATGTTATAATACAAAGATACGTCAACTTTACAGGAAATAATAAATTGATTCGTAATGGCAAAAAATATATATGGCAGTAAAATATAAAAAAGTAACAGAATTAGAATGGGATAATATTAAGTTGAACTTTATTACTCGTTCAGACGAACCTTCATTAAGGACTTTATCTAATGAATTTGATATTCCGCTATCAACTATGGCTAATAAATCAAGAGATGATAATTGGGTAGAGGAAAAGAATAATTTTCACAATGGAGTATTAGCTAAGGTAAAAGGTGAAATAGAGCAAACTACTTTATCTCGAATAAGACAGAGAAATACTAAATACATAGAATGGATTGACAGTGTTATTGCTAAAGCATGTAATAAGTTTTCTATAGAACTTGAAAAAGACAGACCTGCTATTATGTTAGGAATTAAAGATATTACAGAATTAATGAAAACGAGAAAAATGTTATTAGGAGATTCTCCTAATATAAGGAGTCTTATTATTAATATAAATAAACCAGTAGAAGAAATGAATAATGAAGAGATAAAAGTATTAAGAAGTCAGATTGATTTAATAAAAGCAGGTAAGATAACAGAAGCAGAATTTGTGACGGTAGAAAATGATTAAGCTTGATATGAATTTATTAGACAAGCAGTGCTTGACAATGGAGCACTCAATAAATGAAGAATTTATAGCACAATTTGTAATAGAAAATAATAACGGATTTTGGAACTTCTGTAAGTATTTAGACCCTACTTTTTTCTATGATGAAAAAACTGCTTTGCATAAATTTGCAGATTTATTGCAAAAGGTATCTCAGGGCATTATTAAGAAATTAATAGTAAATATGATGTCAAGAACTGGAAAGAGTTATATAACAACAATGTGGTGTCTTTATTCTTTAGGTCACAATCCTACTGGTTCTATAATGAGAAATGCTTATGGAGATAAACTTGCAACTAAATTTAGTAGAGATATAAGAAAAGTAATAGGATTGCCAGGAGCTACACTTGATGTAACAAAACGCTATCATAACATATTTCCTAATATAAAATTAGACCCAAGACAACAAGGAGTATATGACTGGGCTTTAGATAACGCAAAAGATATTTCTTATTCTTGTACTGGGATGACTGGTGCTGCAAAAGGGCAAGGTTGTGATATTGCTCTTATTTTAGACGACCCAAGTAAAGACGAGAAAGAAAGTATTTCTGATACAATGCACGAAGATGTGTGGACTAAGTATCTAATGACACACAGGGACAGAAAGGCAGATGAAGATGTTGCTGAAATAATAATAATGACAAGGGCTAATGTTGCAGATATTACTGGTAAGTTAGAAGAAGTAGAAGGGTTAGTTGAAAATGGTGGAGTTTGGACAAAATTTGTATATCCTGCACTTGACGAAAAAGATAAATCCTTTTGCGAAGCAATGAAAACCACCAAGCATTTGTTACATGAAAGAAATGTATATAAAAAAGCAAACCAATTACAAATATGGGAAACTCAATTTCAACAGAATCCAGAACCACGAGAGGGCTATACTTTTCCTGTTGATGAATTACAAAGATTTAAGGTGGATGAATTGCGAACAGATGATGAAACTGCAAGATATGTAACAGTTGATTTCGCAGATGCTGGTGATGATTTTTTGTCAGCACCTTGTGCTAAGATATACGGAAGACTTGTGTATGTAACTGATGTATTATTTACAAGAGAACCTGCAAAAATTACTGAAGGATTGTTAAGTAAGCTATTTCTTTCTTTCTTACCACATAAAGCAAAGTTTGAAGCGAACAGTGGCGGTAATTTGTTTGCAGAAATGGTTAAGAGAAATATAAGAAATTTAATAAGTACTTATATTAAAGTAGAGACAAGTTCTTCTAATAAACATACAAGGATACTTTCAAGAAGTGGGATTATTTTAGAAAATTTTTACTTTTTAGACGAAAACGAATATGAAATCGACTCAAATTACGCAAAGTTTATAAAAAATTTGACAACTTATAGAAATGATGGTAAGAGTAAACATGATGATGCTGCTGATTCCGTAGCAATGCTTGTGGATTTAGTTGGAGTTGGTGGCGGAAAAACGACAGTAATAGGTTATTAAGGAGTATATATGGACTTAAAAAATTTTAATGTTGTGGTATTAGATACTGTTACTAAAGAAATAATTAAATTCACCGATGCAATACCAAGCGAAGTAAAGACAGAAGTAAAAAATGGCGGTCTTATAGATAGACCTGTTAATATGTTTCAACTTGCAGATTTAGCAGATATGGACCCAACTCATCGTGCTGCAATAGAAATTAAAAAGAATTGTATATTAGGTAATGGATGGAAATTTTTACACGATAAGCATAAAACAAAAATGAAAGAAATTAATGAGTTTTTTCTTAACCCTAATGATAATTTCTGCGAAACCATTGATGATATTTTAAGTAATTTAATAGATGATTACGAAACATTTGGCAATGCCTATTTAGAATCTGCTGGAATTTCTAACAAACACGCATTGTATCATTTCTGTGCAAGAGATTTATGGGCTAAACCATATAGAATACAAGGTAAACTATTAGCTGGTAGGGTTGAAAAATGGGTACAGTTACATCCAGATTTTACAAGAAAAGAATTCCTTGATTTCGCATCTGCGAAGAAGTTACAAAGTGGACAACATTATATAGTTCAATTAAAAAACTATACATCTAAATCTTCATTTTATGGACTGCCAAAATATCTTGCTGCTATTCAGGCAATTATAGAAAATATTTATATTAAAGAATACGGAATGTCTTTTTTCAAGAACGATGCGAGACCTGCTGTTGCGATTCTTATGACAGGTGGAGCTTGGGGTGATGAACAGCAAAAGGCAGTCGTCCAATATATGGGTACTGAAATGAAAGGTGTTGCCAATTCACATAAAGTTCTTGTTCTTCATACTGACGAAATGGGTGCTAATATTAAAATACAGGAATTATCAAAGGTGTTAGATGGTAATTTTCTTAAAGAAACAGAAAAGAATAGAGATGAAATTGCAAGAGTTCACGGACCCATCCCTCCGAAGTTACTTGGTATTTCAGAAGGTAGTGGTATAGGCGGTGGTGGTGAATCTATAGGCGAATTAAAAACCTTTATGGAAATAGTTATTAATAAAAAACAGAGAGTAATTGAAAATTTTGTTAATAAAGTATTGATGAAGATTTTTGATATAGACTGGAATCCAGAATTTAAGTTTATTAATATTGATATTACTTCCGCAAAAGATGATGCTGTTGTTCATTCTATTTATGCTAAGATTATTGACAAAACAGGAAAACCAGTATTAACGGTTGATGAAATTAGAAAAAGAATAAATATGCCAATAGACGCAGAAGGTGAGTATATGTCTGATTCCAAGAAAAGTCCAACAGATGATAAGGGTGGAGTTAATATTGGAACAGACATTCAAGACGAACCAGATGGTATTACAGAGGTTAATCCTGATAAAAACAAAGACGTGGAGAATCCAGAATGACAATAGAAGAAAGGGTTGATGCCATAGAAAATTTATTGTCTCAATTAATTCCTGAATTTTTAACAATGAAGTTAAGATTAGATACAATCAATTTAATGATGCAGAAGGAGTCGTTGAATAAATTAAATATTGGTGAAAGTGATATAAAAAAACTTATTAAAAGGACTCGTTCTTAAAAAAAAATTAAAATAATTTGACAGATTGCTTTTTTAATATTAAAAATGAACTAAAGAATAAATTAAAGGAGTTGCTAATGAAAGCAATTGAAATTAAAGGACTACGAGTAGAGTTTGTTTCTTACGTTAAGAAAGGTGCAAATAAGAAAAAATTCTTTCTTGTAAAGTCGGAAGAGGGTTCTCCAGAACCTAACGTTGAAAAAGAAGTTAAAATCCTTATCAATAAAGAAGAAGATAGTCCACACTTAATTTATGGTATTGTTTATTCTCCAGGTGAAGTTGATTCTCAAAACAACTTTATGACTGCAAAAGAAATTCAATCTGCTCAACATAATTTTTTAAAAGATTATCGGCTAATTGATGAAGGACATAGTAAAATACCTGGTGCTGGTGAAGTTGTTGAATGTTCTTGCGCTCTTGTTGATATGGAAATTGAAGGCGAATTAATTACAAAAGGAAGTTGGATTCTTGTAACAGAACCTGATGATGAGGTGTGGGAATTAATCAAAAGTGAAGAATATACAGGATATTCTTTATATGGATTTGCAGATGAATTAGTGGAATCGGAAGTAAGAAAAGAAACTGTGTGGGATAAACTGAAAAATATTTTCGGTATTAAAAAAGATTTTGACGAAGAACTTATTAATTATCAAAATACTGATTTTTGGCATTTGTGGTATTTATTTGAAGATTCAATATGGAAAATAAGTTGGGATAATCCTGGAATTGACGGTCCCGAATTTAAAAAGAAATTACTAAAAAATCTTAGTCAACTTACTTCAAAAGTAAAAGAAATGACATTTGAAAAAATCGAAAAAGAAAATAAGACGAAGACCCCTGATGGCGAGTCTGATTCTAACAAACAAGGAGTCCAAATGGATGAACAATTAAAGAAAGAAATTACAGAATTATTTGAACCTCAATTTGCCGAACTTGAAACTTCTATTGAAGCCATTCAGGAATCAATAGAAACACCTGCCCCTGAACCTGACCCTAAACCAGAGGATATTCCTGGCGAAAAGGAAAATCCTATTGAAGAGCTAAAGAAGGAATTCGAGCTTGTGAAAACCAGACTTACTACAGCCGAAGAAGCACTTCTTATTAGTCAGGCAAACCCTAATGATACCAAAGAGAAAGACATTGTAAAACTTGGTATCAAAACATGTATTATATAAGGAGATATAATGAAATATTCTATTGAACAAATCCTAACAGCAATGGCTGAAGGAAAAAATGTTTCTATCAATGACACATCTGCACTTCAAAAAAATTATATCAATCCCACTGCTGCAACTCTTATGTTGATGGCTGGTGCGAATGACATAACGAAGTATGGTATGCCTATTTCAAAAGCTATTGGAGATTTCACGGGAGTTAATGCTTATTTAGCAGACTTAACAAACTATAACAGAAATGATTTGATTACAGGCGCCAAAGCAAAAGAAACTCTTGATTTGATTTTTGACAAGTCTGCGTTTTTAAAGAGAATTACTACGAAAACTGGTGATGAATTGACATATCCTGTTGATATGGAAGTTGCAACTGAGGAGAATTTGATTTCTACTGTTCGAGCAGGAGCACAACCTACTACTGTTACTAAGAAATTTGGTATTATTGGTAAAGAGTGTCTTGCAATGCACTGTGAATTCCAAATTGACTTGTCTATGACAGAGATTAGAAACAATCTGTATAATCCAAGTTTCGAGAGTAATCTTGAAGCAAAGATTGGTGTTGAAATTGTCAATGATATGTTAAGACTTGCAACTAATGGTGTTGCTGATGATTATTCAAGTGTAGGTGCTGCTGGACAAGGAACTCCTGTTAATATGTATTCACTTGGAATTGGTTGGGAATATCTACTTCAAACTCTTAATGGAAGCTGGACAAACAGTAATCAGCAAGCTGTTGTTATTGGTAAATTTGGCAATAAAGTAACTCCCAATAAGGTAGAAGTTGCTGCAACTGGTAGCACTTCTATATTTAGCAGAGCATTTGCCACAGCCCTTGAGGGTTTTGTTGATGGTGGATTAGACGAAACAATTTCTGTTGACGCAACATCAATGAAAGTTCTTATTGGTTCTGCTGGAACTGGTGGTTTTGCTGAACATCCCGCAATTGAAGTTAGCCCTAATGTAACTGCTGCACTTACCTATACTATTACTATTTCTGGTGGAACACAGGTTGCTTATATTCAGATTCTTGACCAGTCAAATACTGTAATTGCACAGACGCCTGCAACTTCTGCTACCGTTACTGCATCTTCTTTGTCCTTCAATACTGGCAACAATAAATGGGTCAAGATGAGATGTTGGAATGACACAAATAGCACATATGTTCACTTTGACAATCTTGATATTACTGAAACAAGAAGTTCTCATGACGGAAATGACATCATTGATATTATGGACAAACTTATTGATGTTACTCCTGAACAATATCGTATGCCTGGTAAAGCAGTATTTGGAATGTCTTTATCTGATGCTGTTAAGTATTCACGAGCAAAAGGTAGTCCCATTCAAATAGTTGATGGATTAGCAGTTGGAGTTAATACAGAAGCACGAGAAGATTGGAGAGTCCGTGGTGCAATTCCTTCACACGAAGGATATGAAATTATTGTTAACCCCATGAAATTTGATATTGGAACTGCAAAAACTCTTGGTTATAGCTCTGCTGTAACAATGTATGGTTCTATTTGGTTTGGAAATCCTAAAGAATTCTGGTTATATGGTCAGAATAAGATTGAAAAATACCGTGAATATAAGCCTCGTTTAACAGGTGGTGGTAGTGGATTTGAAATCGGACAACATTTCTGGCTTGACCCACAAGTTGGTAATGCAGAAGCAATGAGTGTTGCTTTCTATGGTGCTGTTGTTGAAACTCCAGTTCTTATGCAGGATAATAAAATCAAGTCAACAGAATGTGTTAGTGCTACTACTACATCTGCTGCTGGTTTCAGTGCATATTGCGATACAAAAGACGCAAGAATCTTTATGACTCTTACCTCTAATGTTGCAGATATTGCCACTCTTGCTCTTGCGGTTGCTGGTGTTACTGCTGGTGATGTTTGGGAGATTACACCTGGCGTACAGGAAGGTACTGCTCTTGGACAGTCTAAGTTAACTGCTGATGCTCATAGTTTCCGAGCGTTTAAAGATGGATACCTTGGAAAGAGTGCATTAAAAGCTTGTACCTTTGCATAAACAAGGAGTCTGAATGGAAAAACAACTTAATCCTGTTGATGCTTTGAAGAAAGAAAATGCTAAACTTCATAAAGAAGTCAAAGAACTAAAAGAACTGATTAAGTCTCTTAGAAAAACTACACCTGAATCTACTAATCCGAAAGTAAATACTCTATTCAAGGCAAAACTAAAAAAGGCTGGTGTAAGATGAAAGTTAAATTCATTAAACCACTTACTGTTATTAAACCTGGTTCTGGTGCTGTTATTCATAAAGGAATTGAAATACTGGATGATAAACTTGCTAAAAAGTGGCAAGACGCTGGCTATCTCGAAATTGTAGAAGAAAAATCCAAACTTGATGATAAACTCGAAATTGTAGAAGAAAAACCCAAAAGGGTTTATAGTAAAAAAGTAGATAAAGTGGAAAAAGTAGAACAAGATGTCTGATACTCATAGTACTATTATCAAGGCAAGAGCACAGAATATAGCT